TTCCAGCCAACAGATAGTCATTCGCATCCATGCCATCGACAGGGGGGATGATGACTGTCGCGCCAAACTTAGCCGATGCTTGGTCGGCATAGTTTTTACCAACGCCGTTCGCGTCGTTATCGGCGACAATGATGATGCGCTTTGACGGGCCGTAACGATCCCTCAGCAGGCCAGTTACGGTAGGAATATTTGATGCAGAGTACGCCACATAACAGGCCTTCTCGGTGACCTGAGATATTGTTGCAGCCGTTGCAAAACCTTCCGCAATGTAGATATGCGAATCTTCATTATCACCAATGCGCCAGTACGATCCGCCAGTCTTACCGCCAGTGTGATAGAGCTTGCCACCGGACGCGTCAATATACTGGACGGTCGTCATCTCGCCATCGGCATTGAATAACGGCACGATAAGCCTACCGTCGCCGGTGACTCTAGCGCCATTTGGATCAATTCTTTTCTTAACTAGATACGGATGATCTGCGTTAGCTTCTGCGGATTCAGACCATATCTTGTCCACAACGTCAGCCACGTTCTCACGCATCTTTTTCTCCGCCGCTTCACGAACTTTGCGAGCCTCATCCATGTGACGCGCAAACTCCATTTCTTCACGGGCTGTTAGCTTACGCCCAATGTCGGCTACAAAGTTATGCTCAACTCCCCAACGCCAATCGCCAAAGCGCCCAGCAGGAATGCCGTCGCCATAACCAACGTACCAACCGCTTTTATCACCAAAGCCAGACCTTCCCTTAGAGCCAGAATTAAAACGATGAATCTTGCCATCAAGTATCACCTCGCTAGGCGGTTCAAGTCCTGCGTCAATTATAGCCTGACGAAACTGTATTTCGGGCGGATCAGTCCTCTTTGAGTCTTTCCATAAGTCTCGTATATCAGCCATTTGTCCACCCAGGAATCGTCGTGTTGAAGTAATCCTGCAACTTCTCAACCGTACTCAAATTCGGATCTGGATGTTTTATTTTGACTAAGTTTCGTAACGTCGAGTAACTGATGCCAGTACGACGGCTCACTTCCCGCAAGTTTCTGTCGGATAGTAAGCGCTTGATTTCATTAATGTTCATAATTTTCTCCTGTAAACGTTTTTTTTTACATGTTAGTGTAAAAAAAGGCTACTTTCAAGCGGGAGTCTAAAAATGAAGGAAATAATTGCTTTCCTGGCGATCTTCAATCTGCACTATCCGCCGGAGACCGTAATCACTTCGAGCAACGCCACATTCTTTCTTGCTGGCGATATCCCTGTAATTTACGTCAGATGGGACATGAATAAGCCCCACATAATCTTGCACGAGGCATGTCACGCGGCGCAATGGGCCAAATTTGAAGGCCCAGCACGGGATCATCGGGAGTGGATATGGCGCGAGCGGCAATGCATGGCCATCGAAAATGCTTGGCTGGAACAATAAATAACACTTTTTTTTACTTTTTTATGTAAAAAGTGTTGACCTGTATGCTGGTTACTGTATGATCTAGGTCATGGGCAAACGGAATTGGCCGACAGCCCAAAACTAAGGAGAAGAAAATGGAAAAATTCAACTTACACGAAGTCCTAGAATACTTTGAAGAGTTTGACAACGGCGGTGGATGTACCGCAGAAGTAGCGCAAATATTTAGGAATGATGTCTCATACGACGTGATCGTTACCAACCTAAGTGGAACCGATTCACCAACAAACGAAGAAGGCATGATAATCGGCATATACAAAGAGTTAGCGTTTTACAACGGAGAAAGCGCAGAAGAGTTTTTTGAGTACGCTCCAGAGAATATGAAAGAGGGCGTAGCAAAATTAGCCGAACTCGTAAATTGCAAATAAGGAGAAGAAAATGAAAAAGTTTTGCAACCAGCACCTCTACACCGACATTGAGCCTTATGAAGTTATCAGAGTGATCTCTGAGAAAACAATTGAGATCCGAGAGATGAAAGCAGTTGAAACAAATTGGGGCAGGGAGTTTATTGCTGGAGGATTCTTCGGACACGTCCCAAATCAACATAAGCAAAAGTGGCTCATTACATCGGACGAAACAAAACCAATTATCCGCGCTCGTCTCAACAAACCAAAGGGCTACAAGCACGGGTTCTGGAAAAGCAAACATGGTCGGCACTACCTAGCCGATGAGCCAATTAAATTTTACGACTACAACTTTTAACCAAAGGGGCTTCGGCCCCTACTTTAATGAAAAAGTTTGACACAAAAGTACCAAATCCTGTATATTTCTAATAACGCGGACAAACTGATAATCAGACAGTCCCAAAACAAGGAGAATCAAATGAAAACAGAAAATCTCAACCTTGCCTCAGTCGACGTACTCGGTGACTTACTTGCCAAGATCGCAGACTTACAGTCCAAAGCTAACGCGATCAAGGATTCCATCAAATGTACCGCTAACGCCGGTGGCCCCAAAGTTGTTGAGGGCGCACTGTTCCGAGCTACCTACGTCGAAGCTAACCGATCAGTCATCGACTACAAAGCGCTGTGTGCAGATATGGGCGTACCTAGCGATGTGCTTGATAAGTACACCAAGACCAGCGCAGTCTTTAGCGTAAAGGTTACCAGCCGATGAAAGTTGATAAGCACCGGCAGGAATTGCGACGTATGAGGGAGGCAGTGGCAGAAGCAACGCAGGAGCGCCACTGCTCCTACTGCAACAAATACAAGCCACTCGTTGGTGGCAGATGGAAGCAAGTCCGTCACCAGCGCCGTTGGATGTGTGAACCGTGTTACGAACTTAGGAGATCAAAATGAAAGTTCTGAAAGTCAACCTGTTGTTCCTTGCGATGGCGGCAGACCGCGATCACGAGATCCCAAGCATTATCAAAGTCGATGGCAAATGGGCTTTTATTGACCGTGACGATAAAGACTTGCCTCAATTGTTAGAGTATGCCGGATATTTTGCGGAGCTTATGACTGTTGACGTTGATAGTTACGAGTTCCAAATGCACGTTGAAGGGAAGCGGTTCTGCCAGTTGGTAGAGCCAGCCATGATAGAAAAATTTGAATTAAGGACTGTATATGATTAAAAAAATACATAATTTTGTGGATAACTTTGGTGTGGAGCGAGCTTTGCACTGGCACTTAAACATCTGCATTGGCGTAGCCTTCATGATCAATTTGATATTGGTCTTAATCCTAATTGATTTGAAGTACAATCTCCCACATGAAACGCAAGAAATTCGTATCGATACAACAAGACTCGCAGAAATTGGTGGAACTGATATCAATGAGCGCGTCCGATCCTTACTACTGGATATCCAACCTTTATCTTGAAGGCCCAGGTTTGTACGTTATTGAGTTTTCTGACGATGAGGCAATTGGTGAGAATTTGGAAGATATGTTTCCTGGCGCTGACCTCTCAGATAAAAGTGAGCGAGACGAAGCGTTTGAGGAATACGCAGATTTATTAGTAGCGTCCCAAGAGTATATTCCCATACCTAAAAGACTCTGCTAATATTTAAGTAGGCGAACGGATAGTCCGACCGCCTTTAACATAAGGAAAAAAAATGTCAGTTAATTTAAGGAGTACGTCGTCCGTATCGTCTACCGGCGTGAAGGTGCTTGTATATGGCCAAGCCGGTGCTGGTAAGACCACGTTAATCAAAACACTGCCCAATCCGATCATTCTGAGCGCTGAGGGCGGCTTGTTATCAATCAGTGACACTGAACTACCTTTTATCGAGATCAGCACAATGGCGGATCTCAGGGAGGCTTATTCGTGGCTTGTTGATAACGCCAAAGACTTTTCATCCGTAGCTGTGGACAGTATCTCGGAGATAGCAGAAGTCGTGCTGAACTCTGAGAAAAAAGTAGCAAAAGACCCGCGCCAAGCATACTCGGCAATGCAGGAACAGATGACGGATTTGATTCGGGCATTCCGCGATTTGCCGATGCATGTCTTGATGACCGCCAAATTGGAAAAAACGCAAGATGAAAATGGAAGGCTGTTGTGGTCGCCATCCATGCCTGGAAACAAAGTAGGCCAATCTTTGCCTTATTTCTTCGATGAAGTCTTAGCTATGCGTATAGAAGTGAACTCTGATGGTGTCGCATGGCACGGCTTGAAATGCAGGGGAGATAACAGTTGGTTAGCCAAAGATCGTTCGGGAAAGCTCGATGAATGGGAAGAGCCGAACTTATCAAAAATCATTGCGAAAATTGGAGGCTGATATGAGTATGAGTCCCGCAGCAGCAGAAGATGATGAAGTACGACGCTTGAGTATGATTTGGATCGAAGCCAAAGAGAAAGAGCGCCAAGCAGTTGAGCAACGCCGTGAAGCAGAAGATCAGTTATCTAAGTTGCTCGCTGTCGATGATTCAAAAGACGGTACGGTCAATCTGCATCTTGGGCCGTACAAAGTCAAAGTTGTAAGCAGATTGAACCGCAAAGTGGACGGCGAAAAATTGCAAGACGTTGCCCGTGAAGCTGGTTTGTCTGATTACTTGCCAACTCTGTTCCGATGGAAGCCAGAGATCAATTTAAGTAGCTGGAGAAGTGCTGATGAAAAGATCACCAATCCTTTACTTGAGGCAATCACCACAATTCCATCACGTCCATCTTACACAATCATTTTTGGAGAATAATCATGGCTACATTAGAGTTTGACTCATCTGATTTTGAAGAATTTGAGTCTGAAGAAAAAAAATACGACACTTTGCCAGATGGCTGGTATGAGGCAATTGTTGAAAATGTTGATCTTAGGACAACAAAAAATGGGAACGGAGCATATTTTGCGGTAACATATAACATTATTGGTAATAATTATGCCAACCGCAAAGTATGGGGAAACGTGACATACAAAAATCCTAACGCCACGGCAGAGAAAATTGGTCGAAGCCAAATAGTAAGAATGGCTGCAGCAGGCGGAATAAAAGATTCCTTAACCGACTCAGATCAATTAATAGGACTAAAAATGTCGATCAAAGTTGGAACAACTCCAGCAACTGATCAGTATGCGGCTCGAAATGAAGTGAAAGATTGGAAGTCCATAGGAGGCGGATCGCCTCTACCAAAAGCTCAAGAAACTAAATCTAACGCAGCACCTTGGGCTAAACAATAGGGAGGTAGCCATGTCTATAAAAGCAGTAAAAATGGCTATAAAAAACATTGGAAGCCAAAAGAAAACAGCAGAATTGTTGGATGTTAGTCAGCAATACATAAGCAATTGCGTAACTAGAGGATATTTTCCAGTTAGCCACGCAATAAAAATTGCAGACAAGTCAAAGATTCATCCAATACATTTGATAAATCCAGAAGTTGAACGTTGTGCAATTGATTTAGTGTGGCCAAAAGATCGTGAACCAAGAAGAGGCGATGAAATTTATCAAGAAATTGATAGTGACCATCCTTCTCATCCGGCTTTTGGACTTGTTTAACAAGGGGGCTTCGGCCCCCTTCTCTTAGGAGCATCATGAGCAAAATCGTAGAACGCATTGACGAATACCATGCAAAAAATACTGACACTCAACGCGGACACATGGGCGGATCAATACTTGGCCACAAGTGTGAGCGATATTTGTGGTACATGTTTCGTTGGGCTTTCTCCGAAAACTTTCCTGGCCGCATGCGCCGTTTGTTTCGTCGAGGGCAACTAGAAGAGAGAACGATAGTATCTGACCTTCGAGCAATCAATATCAACATCCGTAATGTTGGCGACAATCAATCTCGCGTTGAGTTTGGCAATCATATTAGCGGTAGCGTTGACGGCATCATTTATGGTGGAGTGCCTGGGCATGAGGATGAAAAGTTTATTGCTGAGTTCAAAACTCATAACAAAAAGTCTTTTGATCTTGTGACGAGAAAAGGCGTGCAGGAAACAAAGCCACTGCATTACGCGCAAATGCAAGTGTATATGAACGGCATGAAGATTTATAAAGCGTTATACGTTGCCGTGTGCAAGGATAACGACGAGATGTACACCGAAATAGTTGAGTACGATGAGCAATTCGCTGAACGGTTATTAAAAAAGGGCGAATTCATTACATTGGCAAATGAAGCGCCACCAAGATTATCGGACGATCCTACTTGGTTTATGTGCAAAACTTGTCCGGCTAAACACATATGCCACGAAGGGCAACCGACCAAGCAAGTTAATTGCAGAACGTGCGCGCACTCCACTCCAAAGCCTAACGGGACATGGGACTGCGACAGATTTAAAGCTGAGGATATTCCAGAGGACTTTCAACGTAAAGGATGCGACTCGCACGTCTTACATCCTGACGTTGTGCCTTGGACTCGATTGGAAAGTAGCGATCCGAACGAGGCAGTGTGGGAGATCCAAGGAAACTTTATTAGGAACGGCGAGAGCGATGCTAACACATACGCCAGCACCGAGTTAGTAAGTAATCTTGATGCGTGCCTGAAGCCTGATCAGTTCATGGCGGACTTACGTTTTGATGGCGGGAAGATAGTTGGATGAAAAATCTTTGCGTAAAAAAAATATCTTATCAAGATACAAAGCCATTTATTTTAAACATTCATTACGCAAAAAGAATGCCATCAATTAGTCATGCTTTTGGATTATTTGATAATAATCAATTAACAGGAATTGTTTCTTACGGATCGCCAGCTTCTCCATCTTTATGCAAAGGAATATGTGGAGAACATAATAAAAAAAATGTAATAGAACTTAATAGATTGGTCTTAAAAAATAATGAAAAAAATTATGCTTCATTTTTAGTTTCAACATCTTTAAAAATGTTACCTAAACCTAAAATTGTTGTTTCTTATGCTGACACGGCACAAGGACACGTTGGATATGTTTATCAAGCAACTAATTTTTATTTTACTGGTACAACAAAATCAAGAACTGACATTGCATCTAAAAATGGAAAACATAGTAGGCATCATTTGGGCGATAGATCGCAAAGAGTTTTTAGATCATCTAAACACAGATATGTAATTTTTATTGGAAGCAAATCTGAAAAAAAGAAAATGATTAAAGATTTAAATTACAAAATATTAAATTATCCAAAAAATGCGGAAAAATAGTTGAATGAAAGTCCTCGATCTGTTTTCAGGTATTGGTGGATTTAGTCTTGGCCTTGAAAGGGCAGGATTTGAAACTGTGGCATTTTGTGAAGTAGATAAGAAATGCCACCAGGTATTGAAAAAACATTGGCCGAATGTGCCTATTTTTGATGACGTAAAAACATTGAATGGAGACGACATTGGACAACCAATTGACGTTATTTGCGGAGGATTCCCATGCCAAGACATCAGCCTCGCAGGAAAAGGAGCAGGACTTGAAGGCAAAAGATCGGGACTCTGGTGGGAGTTCCACCGGCTCATCAAAGAAATCAAACCGAAGTACGCGATCATCGAAAACGTTAGCGCCCTTCGCAATCGAGGACTGGATCAAGTCCTCCGGTCGCTCGCTGAGATCGGCTACGATGCGGAATGGCATTGTATTCCCGCTTCCGCCGTTGGCGCTCCTCACCGTCGGGACAGAATCTGGATCGTGGCCTACGCCAACAACATCGGATTACAAGGGGGCGGCGAGTCCAGAATCGGTAAAGAAATGGGAGAAACGCGGCCACAATCTACCGGAAGCGGTGCAGTTAAACACGATAGGGATGTGGCCAACACCGACAAGCTCGGAACACAAATATCGTTTGAAGGGGAATTCTCAACAGAGCAATTGCTTGGAGGCGCGAGCGAGGCGTGGAGAATTGCAGTCGGGGATTGCTGGACAACTGAACCCGACGTGGGTCGAGTGGCTAATGGGATTCCCAATCGGGTGGACAGACTTAAACAATTAGGCAATGCGGTAGTTCCTCAGATACCGGAACTGATTGGTCGAGCAATTATTGAGTTTGAAACAAAAGAAAGATAGTCGGGTGAAAAAAATTTTTGATATTTTTAAAAAACAAAAAGAGCCAAAAGTAATATGGTGGTCTGTAATTGATGGCTTGGAGAAAGTAATTCCAGTTGTTAAATCTAAAGAATATATTCCAGATTGGTGGAGGAAGGCAGAAAGGTTTACAGATAATAAAGATTTAATGGACAGAGGAACAATAAAAAATTGTCCTTCAATGCCAGAATTTTTGTCTCAAGGATATGTTTTGCCATTATGGTGCGATTTACATATAACAATAAATGAAAATGGATTTATATTGCAATCGCCTGAGCCAATGTTTACTTTTTCATCTCATAATGACGCTCAATTCAAAAATTTTCTTCCTCAAGATATTCAAAATAATATCAGCATGGTTCTAAAACCAAATTGCCCTTGGAGAGTAAAAACGCCAGATGGATGGTCTTTAATGCAGTTACCTATGTTTTACGAATTTAATCCTATTTTTGAAGTTTTGCCTGGAGTTATATGGTCAGACATTCATTATGAGATAAATCAACAAATGTTGATAAAAAAATACGGAGAATTTGAATTGAAAAGAGGAACACCTTTGGCAATGTATGTTCCTTATAAAAGAGTTAAATACAAAACAGATTTACAAGGAACAACACAAGAAAATTCTAATTGGTCAAACGAAAGTTATTTGCACATAAAAACAAAATTTAATAATGGATACAGATTAAATCAAAAAAATAAATGTCCATTTTCTAAAATTTAAATGTTAAGAAAATATCAACAAAAAGCGATTGATGATCTATACGAATGGTTTCGCGCTAATAAGTACGGCAACCCGTGCATCGTATTGCCAACCGGTAGCGGTAAGTCGCACGTTGTCGCGGCAATATGCAAGGATGCAATATCGCAATGGCCTGAAACTCGCGTGTTGATGGCAACTCATGTAAAAGAATTGATTGAACAGAATGCCGAAAAAATGTTACTGCACTGGCCTGATGCGCCGTTAGGAATATATAGTGCAGGAATTGGGCGTAAAGAATCCCATGAACAAATCACGTTTGCTGGAATACAGTCTATCAGAAAGAAAGCCGGTGACCTAGGGCGAATAGACCTTATGATCGTCGATGAAGCGCACCTGATATCGCATAACACCAACACCAGCTACAGGAAACTAATTGACGGCCTGAAGATCATCAATCCCGCAATGCGGATAATCGGATTGACCGCCACTCCTTACCGGCTAGGGCAAGGGATGCTTACCGATAAAGGCGGCATATTTACTTCGTTAATTGAACCAACAAGCATTGAGGCGTTAGTTGAGGATAAGTATTTGGCGCCGCTAAAGTCTAAGTTGACTGGCGTTCAGTTGAATGTATCTGGCGTGCATAAACGCGGCGGTGAGTACATAGAAAAAGAACTGCAGGCAGCAGTCAACAAAGATCACACCAACAACGAAGCAGTAGACGAAGTTATTAAATTAGCCGGTGACCGCAAGGCTTGGCTTTTCTTTTGTGCTGGAGTTAAGCATGCAATGGCGATTAAAGACATATTGCTTGATCGAGGCATTGAGGCCGAATGTATCACGGGAGAAACTCCCAAGCCTGAACGGGAAAAAATCATAAGTGAGTTTAAGTCTGGCAAGATTCGAGCGCTGACTAACGCCAACGTGCTAACTACTGGCTTTGACTATCCAGACATGGATCTTATCGTAATGTTGCGCCCAACTATGTCGCCTGGATTGTATGTGCAAATGGCTGGGCGCGGGATGCGGATCAAAAGCCACACTGACCACTGCATGGTGCTGGACTTTGCTGGCGTTGTTCAAACGCACGGGCCTATCACTAACGTTAAATCGCCAAACAAGCCAGGCAACGGAACCGGCGAAGCTCCAGTCAAAGTATGCCCAGAGTGCGATAGCTTACTGCCTCCAGCAGTTAAGACTTGTCCAGATTGCGGTTATGAGTTCCCGCCACCTAAAGAGAAGCGCATGAGGCTTCATGATGTAGATATCATGGGCAGGAAAAGCAGAATGATGCCTATAGGAACTTGGCATTGGTCTAAGCATGTATCGAAAGCAAGCGGCAAGGAAATGATCAAAGTTAGGTATTACTCAAAACAAATCATGGATCCTATTGTTTCTGAGTATTTTGCGATAATGCATGAAGGATATGCCGGAGAGAAGTCACGCCAAAAGATTATTGAGATAGCTCACAAATCAAAGATTAATGCTTCATCGATATTTTCTATGGCAGATGATTTAGACCAATTATGTTCAATATTGAATACGGGGCGATGTCCAAATGAGATATCATACGCGCAAGAAGGTAAGTTCTATAAAGTCACTAAAAGAGAGTGGGCGAACTGAACACGTTGAGCAACGGGAGTTTGTAAGCTGGTTTCGCAAGACCTACAAAGCCAAGATAATAGCGATACCAAACGGCGGCCAAAGAAACATCGTAACCGCCGCACGTCTCAAGGCAGAGGGCGTAACACCAGGAGTCCCAGACCTATTCGTTCCAGAATGGCTACTTTGGATTGAAATGAAGAAAAAAAGTGGTGGCGCTGTATCCAAAAGCCAAATAGAATGGCACAATTATTTAAAATCTATCAACCAAAGTGTTATAGTATGCAAAGGGTGCGAAGATGCTCAGTGCCAAGTCGAGAATTTTTTTAAGGAGATGGAACATGAACATGTCTAAATCATCAAGATTTTCAACATATTTGAAGGAAATGAGAGCCAAGCACAATATGACTCAAAAGGACTTGGCAGACAAATTGGAAGTACACCACAAAACTGTCAGTAGCTGGGAAAACGGCAATAGTTGCCCAAATATACATAAGATACTGAAGGCAGAAGAAGTGTTTAATAGCATAGCTCAAGAGCTTACATACTCAGATCCTGAGCATAGCATCCTTGGGGCAGACAAGATCAGCATTATCGGTATGGGCGCAATGGTT